TAAAATTTATTTTTATAGAGATCTTTCCAATCAACGACTGACCATCACTCAAAATGAATTTAATTTATGGAATAGTTCAAGTTGGTGGTTCAACGTAGGCGTTGGGGGATTAATTCTGTTCCCATCATGGTTAACTCATTCGGTAGAAACTGTGCAGGGGAACGATACCCGTATATCTCTCGCTTTTAATACTTTCCCTGTTGGCGTTCTCGGAGAAGAGAATTCGCTCACGGCTTTAAAAATCTAAATAAAATTTATGATGCCCGCACAAAATAGAAACATAGAGAGTTACGTAAAGTATTACGAGTTATTTACTACAGAAGAATGTAGTAAAACGGTTGAGCAACTTAACTATTTAAATTGGGAACAACATAAGTTTTATGTTGCAAAAACTGACAACTTATACAGCCATCCTAACGAACTTTTTATTTCAAATGATGAGTTTGAAATGAAACCTATCATCACACTTAAACTCTGGGGCGCTATAAAAAATTATATTCTGGATGACTACAAAGAATTTAGCTGGTTTACTTCTTGGAATGGGTACTCTTCTCCACGTTTTAATAAGTATCCAGTTGGTACAGAAATGGTTCTTCATTGCGACCACATTCAGTCTTTATTTGATGGGCAGCGTAAGGGTGTCCCCATTCTCACAGTGTTAGGTGCGTTGAATGATGGTTACGAGGGCGGCGAGTTAGTAATGTGGCAAGACACTGTTATAAACCTAAAGGCGGGGTCAGTTATGGTGTTTCCTAGTAATTTTATGTATCCCCATGAAGTAAAACTTGTAACCAAAGGAACAAGATATTCATTCGTATCTTGGGTGTGGTAAATGAATCCATTACAAAATTTATACCAAGACGGTCTTAAACTTCTTGAAAAAGACAAGTTTGATGAGGCCATCCTGTTTTTTGACAATTTAATCAAGATACGCCCGCTTGTAGCAGGAGCATACGTCCAACGTGGTAGATGTCATTGGGAGATGCATCGTTGGGATTTGGCGCTGCCTGACTTTGAGACTTGCCTACGCATTGATCCAGACAACGCTGATGCCATGTGGACGGTGGGTCTGATCAATCTGCAAACGGGTAACTTCAAGCGTGGGTGGGAGTATTACGAGCGACGGTGGGATACCGAGACATTTAAATCCCCAAGGCTCAAGACCCGACTCCCGGCATGGGAGCGTGGCAAGGGGTATAAGTCTGTGCTTGTCTGGTGCGAGCAGGGCATCGGTGATCAGTTGATCTACGCGAGTCTGTTGGAGGCTTTGCGTAAGGAGACTGAGAAGGTCACGGTGATGGTCGATGTACGTCTTATGTACTTGTTGCAGCGGGCGAACGACAAGATCAAGTTCGTTCCGCATGACGCTAGGATCAACAACGTCGAGTACGACTCACAGATTCCGATTGGCAGCATCGGTAAACACTTCATTAACGAAGCGGCTGACATCAAGAAGAACAGGTCTGTCAGTTACATCTACCCTGATCGCAGCCGTCTGGATCATTTACAACAGGAACTCAAGATTCAGCCTGACGATTTTGTGATCGGACTGTCATGGGCGAGTACCGCACCCAACATTAATAAACACAAGAGTGTTGAGTTGGAGAAGTTGGTGAGTCTGTGGGATATCCCAAACGCCAAGATAGTGAACCTGCAATACGGCAAGCCCGACTACGACATCGAACCGTTTGAGACAAAGACTGGCAAGATCATTCACCAGACGACGGTTAGTAACTTCTTTGACTTGGAAGGCGTGGTGGCTTTGATGTCCATGTGTAACGCCGTGGTGTCTGTATCAAATGCGAACGTGCATCTGGCAGGAGCGTTGGGCGTACCGACGTATGTGCTTGATGCCAACAAGTTATGGTATTGGAATCACAAGGAAGGGCGAACGAGTTTGTTCTACCCGACCGTCAATCTATTCCCCCGCGACAACATGAACGCGCCGTGGGACAAACAAATTAACGAGATCATTGAAGAACTCAAGGAGCGAAGGCCATGACCGAAGAAGATGTTTCCTATCTTGAAATCAATCCCGAGAACTGTATCCCCATGCCTGTGCAAGAAAAAGCGTGGGCGCAGATCGGTGAGGACTTGAAACTTTCCTTCATCGATTGGGACATGATCAACGAGATGGCGCGGCAGTTTGATGAACTGCATTCGCAAAAGAAGGACAAGAGTCAGAGTCAGGTCATCAGTAAGTTGCTTGTGCTAGTGCGCGAAGTGACGGTGGCTGAGACAGAATTACGAGTGAGAGCAGAATACAAAAATGTTTCTGTTTAAGCATAAAAAAGTAGTGGTGGATTGTTTTATAAACGACCCCTCGATTGCCAAACTCTACCCAATTAAAAAGTCTATCCATCACGTTCCAAAGTGGTGGAACGATCTTGAGCATAATGTTGCCGTACCAACGGAATTCGGGGTAGACAGGCCGTCGCCCACGATGAAAACATGTACCGGCTTTGTTTATTTTTTCCGCGATTCTTGGACACTACCTTTATGGACAGACATCATAGTGGTCACGGATAAGGAAGGGACATACAGATATTTATGTCCAAGATCTATGGGGAATGTTGTCGCGCAGCATCCTAGATATCAATATATGAATGGGTTCAATGACCGTATTCATATTAAATTTAATTCTCCTTGGAGGCTCTGCGAAAAGACTGGAATAAGATTTGTAATGATGGCGGCAGATTGGACATTGATTGATAAGTTACCTGATATCAGAGTTCTACCGGGATTCTTAAATTTTAAATATTTGAGTGCGACTAACATAAATTGTTTTTTTCCACTCAAAGATGCGGAATACAAATTTGAAGCGGGTACTCCAATGACCTATTTAATTCCGCTTACGGATAAAAAAGTAGAACTCAAAACTCAAGTAGTTACAGAAGTTGAGTACGAAAAAGTCACTAGACAAAGTTCGTTTTACATGAATACTTTTATAAATGGTTTACAAAAATGGAAAAGTAGAAATGACTAATTTGAATTCAGACTATTCCATTGATAATTTTATAGGGGTATTCGATGGGTGTTTCAGTAAAGATATATGTGAATTTTTGGTTAATTACTTTGAAAAATGCGTAAAAGCAGGTGTTACGTCATCTCGTCAGGAATACCATAAAGGGCACCCAAAACATTTTATTGACGACGAAAGTTTTACTTTTCACAACCAATCATTCAATGTTTTGCCAGAGTTACGATTCAAATCTTCAGAGTTTGAAAATGTTTTCTGGGAGAATTGTTACAAGTTATATGTTGAGAAGTATTCAATAATAAACACTTTTGACCCTCACAAAGTGTATACGACAAAGATTCAACGCACTGAGATAGGGCAGGGGTATCACGTATGGCACAATGATGACGGGGCAAGAGCAAATAATTCTAGGATCTTGGCTTTTGTAATGTACTTAAATGATGTTGAAGAAGGTGGCGAAACCGAATTTTTGTATCTTAGTAAGAGAATAAAACCTAAAGCAGGTAGGCTACTGTTATTCCCAACAGGTTTTACTCATACACATCGCGGCAACCCTCCTATTAGCAATACTAAATATATTTTTACCGGTTGGGTGGAACTGTGATTGACATTAGAAATATAGATAGCGAAGTAAAAGTAGTTGTTCCATTCAATCTTGGATGGCTTGAAAAAAAGTTATCTAAAGAGGAAATGAGTCATCTCTGGAAAATAATAAACAACAAAGGTGAGTCTTATAAAAACCAACTTGCCGGAGTGGTATACGAAAGTAATTCCCTCATAGATGAGGGAGAGTGGTTTTTTGAAAATACTCTGAAAGAATTAATCCATATTTACGCACGTGAATTTGTAAATTTAGGGCATCATTTACCTACTTCAGGAAGGCACCCTTACTATTTAAATAACATGTGGGTAAATTTTCAAAGGAAGCACGACTACAACCCGCTACATCGCCACAAAGGTATTTATAGTTTTGTTGTTTGGATGAAGATACCTACAAGACATGAAGAACAAAATAAAAACAACGCTAGCAAAGGTAAATCAGTTTCTGCATTTAGTTTTTTCTACACAAACAACTTAGGCGAAATTAGTAATTACGTATATGAAATGCGTCCAGAATGTGAGGGCACCATACTGTTTTTCCCGTCACAACTTAACCATTCCGTATACCCGTTTTATGAATGCGACGAAGACCGTATTTCTATCTCTGGAAATATTTTGTTAAGAACTGAGGTTTAAAACTGTGGGTAAATCAAACGAATATATTGTTGACCGACTGAACGAGCGGATCAGCGACTTGGAGCAGGAACTTCTGGATGAGAAGTCAACGAAGACTGATATGATCGCTGCTGAGATTGTGTTGGCGGTGGTGTGCTTTTCCGTGGGCTGCATCGTGGGCGCGGTGTATTTATGACTAAGTTAGAAGCGTGGAAGGCATGGAACGAGGCTGTAGGTGTTGGCATGGAAGCGACAGAGTATGCGCTAGAGAAATCAAGCCACGGCAAAGCATTCAGTTATGCGTGGGATGCTGCGGTGAAAGCCGAGCGGGAGAAAGTTGCTGCATGGATGCGTAGTAAAAGTTACGCCACAGGCCACGGCGACACGACTGAAGACTTGTTGAAAGAATTGGAGTGGCAGGTTGCCGAGCGAGAAAGAGAGGCGTGTGCTGTGGTATGCGAGAGGCTGCCAGAGACATTCAAGATTGCTGCCGATGAGTTTGGCTACGAAGCAGAAATACCAACGGCAGAAAACTATGCCGCCGCCATCAGAACTAGGAGCGACGAATGATTATTCAACCAACCGCATGGATGCAGGAACTTCCCAAAGAAGAAGGGGTAGAACGTGCTGTCCGTACAACCACCGTCAGAGAAGTTGCGGAGGATTGGGGAAATCCGATTCCGCTTTATACCGCCGATGATTTGCGAGCCGCTGTGTTAGCCGAGCGGGAGGCGTGTGCGAAGGTGTGTGATGGCTGGGTATCGTCATAGCAGAAGCGATTCGGGCGAGGGGTGAGACATGACCGTAGATAACATCTCCCCACCGGGTTCGTGGCAGCGTGAGATAGAACTGCAACCGTGGAAGTACAAGCAGGAAGAAAAAGTCGGTTGGGCGTTATCCGAGATGCGGCTGCGAGGTATGTTCAAGGAAGCCGACATCCTCACCCAAGAAATTACTGCGTTGAAAGCAGAAGTGGTACATCTTCAGAATGAACATACAAAAACTTACAAACCCTAAATCAGAGTTGTACTCGAAGTTTAAAACCTTTGTTTTGTCTTCTGAGTTTGCTTGGTATTGGCACAACAGTTCCACATATAAAGAATATGACGAAACGAAATATTACGACATACCATTTTTGTCACATAACTTTTTAAGAAGCCCCGCTACGCATAGTAAGGGCATTAAAATTTCTGAAGTAAATTCAGAGTATGTGCAAATTGCGGCTAATCTATTTCTTGAAATACTAGCGCACAATAACATTGCAGTTAACGCATTCTTTAGAATAAACGCTAATTGCGTACTACCTCTGAATAAAACAATTAGCACTGTACCGCATGTAGATCACATGTTTCCCCACAAAAATGTATTGATCTACTTAACTAGTGCGGGGGGAAGAATTATAGTAGGTGAGGATCTGTTTGATCCCAAAGAAGATGACGTAATTTTATTTGAAGGACTAGAACATCATCACGAAGTACCAAAAGTAACTGCAACCTACAACAGACGTATCGCATTAGTAGCGACGTTTTTTTAAAGCGGGTGTAATGTGCAAGTCGAAAATGACATACTGGAACTGCAACCGTGGAAATACTCACAGCAAGCGAAGATTGACGAGGCCTTGGCAACAATTCGTAGGGCGGGCTATCAGATAGAGGCTAACCTTCTGGCACAAGAGATCAGTGTGTTGAAGGCAGAGATAGAACACCTGAGAAAACGGAATGCCCCCTAAGATTTTCATCAGCATCGCGTCATACCGAGACCCGCTTCTGGCGTGGACTATCAAGGATGCTTACGACAACGCTAAGCACAAGGACTCGCTAGTGTTCGGAATAGTCGAGCAGTCCTATGATAAAGAATTTTTTAACCCATCTGACCTACCGTTTAGCAATCAGATACGGTATGTGCGTGTTGATCCCGAGCAGAGCCGTGGCTGCTGTTGGGCGCGGAGTGTCGGGCAGACTCTCTGGAACAACGAAGACTACTACTTCCAACTAGACTCTCACATCGGGTTCGACCCCGGTTGGGATGGCCTGATGCATACGGCCATGAAGCATCTCATGGAGCATCATGAGAGACCATTAATTACGAACATGCCCTACGCTTTGCAAGCCAAGGACGACGACATCAGGAACAATCCTGTAGAAAAACTTAGAGATGCCAACGAGTTTGCAACGCTCACCAGAGTCTGTCGCCCTGTCCAGAAAGATGCTTTATTCAAGGACAACTACTTCGTAGGCGTACAGTGTGATTACGTTCCCAAGAGGAACTTTGTGCCGGGTTACATGGTCGCGGCGGGATGCCTATTCACACTAGGTAAGTGGGCAGAAGAAGTGCCGTATGATCCACACATCTTCTTTGAGGGCGAGGAGCAGAGTATTGCTCTCAGGTCATGGACGCATGGCTATAACATCTTTCACATCTCGCCGCTGATGTTCTACCACTACTACATCTCTGCATACAAGAAACGCTTTTGGGATGACGGCGTAAATAAGCAGACTACTTGGCAAGATTTAAACGCCAAATCATTTAGACGGTTAGAACGTGTAGTAACGGGCGACAACTGTGGTATATATGGACTTGGTACTCGCAGATCTCTCAAAGAGTACATACAGTTCACCGGGATCGACTACTTGAACAAGAAGATCGAACCCAAGGCTTTGGATAAAAGTATTTTTAATAGAGACTATAAAGTTTCACCAGTGGTAGAGAGTCTTACAAATGGGTACTGAAGAAGATGTGCTTGACTTGATCCGCGAACTTCCCCGTGAGGTCAACGACGCATCAACGACGACTGAGTTTAAATTTCTTACGGTAGGTAGCGTACTGTGGGAGTGCTACTACGAGATCAGACGATTGCGGGAAGAGGTAGCAGAACTTAAAAGGGGTGGTAAACGTGGCGTTCGTAACACTTGACTTTGAGACGTATTACTCGCAGCAGTTCAGCCTGACTAAACTAACGACGGAAGAATACATCCGTAGTCCGTTGTTTGAAGTCATTGGCGTTGCGATTAAAATTGACGACAACCAGCCAGAGTGGATTACTGGCACCCATAAAGAAATCAAAGCACGACTCGACCAGATCAACTGGGCGGAGTCGGCGCTGCTCTGTCACAACACCATGTTTGACGGGGCTATACTATCGTTTATCTTTAACATCGTTCCTGCTTACTACTTCGATACGCTGTGCATGGCGAGGGCCAAGCATGGAGTTGATGTAAGCGGATCATTAGCAAACTTGGTGAAGATGTATGGGCTTGGACAGAAAGGCACCGAAGTGGTTGAGGCTCTTGGTAAACGCCGTCAGGATTTTACTCCTGCCGATCTTCATCGTTATGGCGGCTATTGTATTAATGATGTCAGCCTTACTTTTGCCTTGTTTAATACTTTTATATCAGATTATTTTCCCCCATCGGAACTAGATCTGATCGACATGACGTTGCGGATGTACACGATTCCTGTACTGGAAGTGAACGACGCGATGTTGGTCGAGCGACTGGAAGAAGTTAAGAACGAGAAGAGTGAACTCTTGGCGGGATTGCAAGGCAGACTAGGCTGCGCTACCGAAGAGGAAGTTCGGGCTAAGTTGGCAAGCAACCCGCAGTTCGCGGCGGTACTGGCAGATCTGAACGTGCCGGTGCCAATGAAAATTAGTCCAACAACCGGTAAGGAAACTTTCGCACTTGCCAAAAACGATGAAGGGTTTATTGAGTTATTAGAACATGAAGACCCGTTTGTTCAGCAGTTATGTGCCGTGCGACTCGGCACTAAGTCCACCATAGAAGAGTCACGCATCGAACGCTTTATCGGAATTGGTTCTAGGAATCGCAGTCGGCTACCTATCCCGCTCAAGTATTACGGCGCTCACACAGGTCGTTGGGCCGGGACTGATTCGGTCAACTTCCAGAATCTCCCAAGCCGTGACAAGAAAAAGAAAACGCTGAAGCGGTCAATCATGGCCCCGGCGGGCCATGTCATTATCAACTGTGACTCTTCTCAGATTGAGGCGAGGGTCTTAGCGTGGCTTGCAGGGCAGGATGATGTGACCCGGCAGTTTGCCAACGGCGAGGATGTGTATTCGATCTTCGCATCCAAGGTCTACAAGAAGCCCATCACCAAGGCTGATCCGGTCGAACGGTTCGTCGGTAAGACTTGCATCCTTGGACTTGGCTACGGCACCGGGGCAAAGAAGTTGCAGCACACGCTGAAGACTCAGCCGCCGGGGGCTGACCTGCCCGAAGAAGAGTGCAAACGCATCGTGGACTTGTACCGTGAGTCCAACCACATGATCACGGATCTGTGGCGTGAATGTGATAGTGCGCTAACGCACCTAGCGTCTTGGCCTCATCAATTACGTCCTTACTCGATAGGTAAAGAGGGGGTAATAGCTGTCACAGCTTCCGGCATCCGTCTTCCTAATGAATTATTTATACGATACCCAGATCTGAGGCTCAGTGATAAGAAGTACATTTACAAATCACGGCGGGGGGTAACTTCTATCTGGGGCGGCGCGATGGTTGAGAACATCGTGCAAGCCTTGGCCCGTATTATCGTCGGTGAGCAGATGCTCAAGATCCGGGAAAAATACCGTCCGGTCTTGACGGTGCATGATGCGGCTGTAATCGTCGCGCCCAAGAATGAATTAGACAAGGCCGTTGCGTTTATTACGGAGGTCATGTCTACTCCACCAGAGTGGGCTGCGGGATTGCCGGTGGCTTGCGAAGCCAAATACGGCGAGTCTTACGGGGATTGCTAGTGATTCAGTGGTCGTTCAGCAGTTTGAAGGACTTCATTAATTGTCCTAAACAGTATTACCACACCAAGGTAGCGAAGGACTTTGAGAAAAAGACTACGCATCAGATGCTGTATGGGACAGAAGTTCATAAGGCATGTGAAGACTACGTGCGGGACGGTGTTCGTCTAGCCAAGAACTATGAGCGTTTTAAACCACAGTTGGACGCGCTGCTGGAGATTGGCGGTACGAAATACTGCGAACATGAAATGGCGTTGACCAAGGATCAGGAGCCGTGCGCGTTTGATTCCGATACTAGGTGGGTGCGGGGCATCGTTGACTTGCTTATCGTCGATGGGGCCGATGCTTACATCGTGGACTACAAGACAGGCAGTAACCGATACCCTGATCCAAAGCAGTTGAAGTTGATGGCGTTGATGACTTACGCACACTTCCCCGAAGTGCAGTCGATCAAGGCGGGGCTGCTGTTCGTGATGCACAACTCGTTCGTGACGGAAGAGTACAACAGGAAGGACATTAACAAGTTGTGGCAGAACTTTTTTCCTGATCTAGCGCGGCTTGAAGTGGCGTATGAAAACAACGTCTGGTTCCCGAAGGCGGGGCCGCTATGTGGGTGGTGTCCTGTCAACACCTGTAACTTTTATAGAGAGAGGTAGCGCATGATTGAGGATGACAAGGACATTGAGATAGCGGAACTTCAACTGTTACTCGCAAAGAAGCGCCGTGAGATAAAGAATTTAGAAGAAAAAGTGGCGCACTTTAGTGCAGCCCGTGCATACGAAATGGGTCGATGCAGAAAACTTACGACCATGTACAACAAACTTGCCGACAGGTTTAATGCTAACTTTAAGTTTCACGAGTACATTAAAGATGTACTAGATCAAACAGCAGACTTAATGGAGAACTACGATGCCGTACGTGAACAAAAGCCGTCCGTACAAAAAAGAGTACAAGCAGCAGGTCGAAAGAGGCGAACACGAAAATCGAATGGAGCGCCAGCGAGCGCGTAGATCCTACGATAAGAAAGGTATTAGCCGAAAGGGTAAGGACGTTGCCCATGTCAAAGCACTCTCAAAAGGAGGTAGCAACGGCGATGGGACTAGGCTACAGTCACCTTCTAAGAATCGTTCGTTCCGCAGAACAGCAAGCGGGTCGATGAAGTGAAGCACTAGACGCAAGTGTGCATGAGGGTTCCCCCACCCACTTTCCCTCAGAATAACTGCGTCAGTTGGCGATAGGTTTTTGCTACCAAGTCCTGCCTAGGCGTCAACCGTCTGGCCCACGATACGGGCTTTTAACTCAGTAGGTACAGTATGGAAATAGTTGATAACGCAGCAGTGAAATTCACTGCATCAAATTCGTTTGCCTCTGAAATTACATCACGTTTAGAACGCAGCGAAATAATACAAGACAACAAGCACAGCAAAGAATTGCTTGTTTGTTGGGATCATGGCGAGATGAAGACCCTCGCTTCGTACTTAGATAACTTTCTACCAAGTCAAAACATTCCAAAGATTCCTTCGCCCATGCAACGTGACTACACGTGGCCGGGGTTCTACACGCCGTTCACGCATCAGCGAGACACGGCTTACTTCTTGAGCATCAGGCAGCGAGCGTTCTGCTTCAACGAGGCGGGAACAGGCAAGACATCGGCAGCGATCTGGGCGGCTGACTACCTGATGAACCAAGGTGTTATTAAGAAAGCCCTGATCATCTGCCCCCTTTCAATCATGTACTCGGCATGGCAAGCCGACATCATGAAGACTGCTATACATCGTACGTGCGGTGTCGCACATGGGTCATCAGCAAAGCGTAAGAAAGTAATTGACGAGAACTATGACTTCACTGTGATTAATTACGACGGCACCGGGATAGTTCTTCAAGAACTTCAACAGGCCAAGTTTGATTTGATCATCGTTGACGAAGCCAATGCGTACAAGAGTCCGAACACGAAACGATGGAAGATTCTTGCAAAGTTAGTTGAGCCTACGACATGGCTGTGGATGATGACCGGTACCCC